AGGCATGGCCGAGGGCGAGTTCGTCGTTCTCCATTATTTTGGATTTCGCCTCTGAAAATTGGTACACGATTTGCATACAGTCGAAAATCCTACCATTGGATAGTATCGCCGGACTGGTATCAGAATCATTTGTATCAACGTGGGACAAAGGGCTGAGGGAGGGTAGGAGGTAGGGCCGAACCGCTAGCCCTACGCATTTGTTACAGAATGGGACAATAGAATGGGACGTGATGCCGATGGATATAATCCCACCGTGGGACAAACACGGGATTTGAATTTGTACCACAATGAAACGAATGCCATCGGCACCACGGTGGTGATTTTGTAACAGAATGGGACAAATGGCATCGCCGGGGGGTAGTACAGTCATGAACTATCGCCGCCGCGCAATAAAAATAAACTTATCCTCGACCCCCATAGGGGGTCCGAGTGGGTCCCCTGCGGGGACAAACTTTAGGCCCTTGATACCTCAGAGAAATCCAAAACTAAAAACCCCCAATAAAATTTTCAAAATATTTCAGAACCCCTATTAGTTATCAGCAATAGATTATCCGCGGGAGCCACTGGCCCTTGGCATGCTTATTTACGCGCGCACGCGCGTGTACCACGAAGAAAAGCCTTGTGTCAAGCCCCTAGATGTGGTATAACCGACGACAGGGGGCGGACCATATCTAATGGCTCCCACGATTAATTAACGGGAAGGAGGCGCTATGCGAATCTTAGATAGTGAAGGCGTGAAGTATCACATGGACCCGGCGAATAACTATTTGATGAGAACGAATGGTGCCTTCGCCCGTGGTGAAGCGGCCACTGAAATCATTGACCGTAGCAAGATTGAGGTTATTGCCGAAGAAGAAGGCGTTCCTGATGACAACATTTCTGGGACTCCCATTCTCGAAGTGATGGAGAAGGAACCAATCGGGCGCGGCAATAACCCCAATATACCCGTCTATCTCAAGACTGCGATGGCTGAACTATCCCACGTTCCAGGGATTAAGAAGTCAGACATTGCCAATGCATTCGGTGTGAGTGGGGCAACGGTTACTCATGCAGCACGCGGTGTACAGCAGAATGGTACGCCTATTCCTGAAGTGCAGATTGCATTAAAGGGAATGCAGGCGAAGCGTGAGGAAATCGAACACGCAGCATTAGCCAAGACGATGGCAACTCTTGGAATATTAACCGAGGATGATATCGAATGCCTCGGTGCCAAGGACAAAGCTGATGTTGCGATGAAGCTTTCAAAGGTAGCCGAGAACATGCGTCCGAAGGGTGAAGCGATGAATGACAATCGTATTCAGGTTGTGATTAACGCTCCACAGATTCGAGATGCAGTTCATTACGCAGAGGTCGAAGTTTAGCGAATGCTTTGAGGCGGGGCATCCTACTAATCCCCGTAGGATGTGAGCATTCGCTATCTTTTGGGCACCGCACTTATAAGTCAATCTACACCGTTAGACACTGGGCCGTTGAAACGGTGAAGCCTCTCGGTGCGGTGCCCATTTTAATTGGGCAGTTTTAGTGAGCTAATGAAGACAACGGATTCGGCCCGTAGCACGTTAGCTTAGACTAACTGCCCAAGCGTTATGGATAAAACACCACAGATTGTTGAATGGACGCCAACAAGGAAACAGGAAACCTTGGTGACGTTACCAGATACAATCTTTGAAGCGTTGTATGGTGGTGCCGCAGGTCCAGGAAAGACCGAGATATTGTACATGTTGCCATTGATTCGTCAGTGGCATCACCATCCAAGATACAAAGGTCTCATCCTGCGGCGCACCTTCCCTGAATTAGAAGCGGAAATTATCATCCGCAGCAAACCGTGGTACGAATCAACAGGCGCACGATACAACGAACAGAAGAAGCGATGGACGTTTCCCAACGGTGGATATCAAGCATTCGGTCACGCCGAGCATGAGAAAGATATCACCAAGTACGACGGCGTTGAGTACAATTACGTCGGATGGGATGAGCTTACTCACTTTACACAGTATCAATACTTGTATCTTGTGGCGAGCCGTGTCCGGTCCTCCACATCACAACTCCCCGCCATTACTCGCGCTGGCTCAAATCCTGGAAATGTTGGACACACGTGGGTTCGTAATAGATTCGTTGACCCTGCGCGCGAGGGAATGAAGGTACTGGTAGATAAGAAGACCGGATTGAAACGGTTCTATCTACCAGCAAGAGTTGAAGATAACAAGCATCTGTTAGAGAACGACCCAACGTATGTAAACAAGTTGGAGATGCTTCCTACAGAAGCGGAACGACGGGCGAAGAAGTATGGAGATTGGTACACGTTCGAGGGACAAGTCTTTAGCTTCAGACTGGAGCCTCTTCCCGACGAACCTATTAACGCACGCCATGTCATTGAGCCATTTACCATACCAGTCTGGTGGCCCAGAGTTGCAGCTATCGATTGGGGATTTGCCGCTCACGTTTGGATTGGTTGGGCCGCCATTGCTCCCGATGGTAGAGTTTACTTATATCGCGAATACTTTCAGAAACGCAAGATGATTGCGGAGTGGGCCAGTGACTTCAAACGGCTTAGTGCAGATGACAACCTTGAGTCAGTGGCTCTCGACCCTTCAGCTTGGCAAAATCGAGGAGTTGAAACTATCGACCAGCAGTTTACCCAGTATTCAGGGTACACGCCTGAACGGGCTATTAACGATAGAATCGGTGGGAAGCTACTCCTTCATGACTATCTCCGTTGGACACCCAAACCAAGAACTAAGAACGTTACTGGAACTTATGATTCAGAACTTGCCAGCAAAATCCTTAGGAACCACGGACTCCGACAGTACAACGAATACCTAGCATCCTTTGAAGATGAGCCGGAAGAACACAATCTTCCTAAGCTCCAAATCTTTGAGAACTGCCAAGCGGTCATCGATGCGATTCCGAACTGCGTATACGACCCTGAGAATCCCGAAGATGTCAAGGAATTCGAAGGTGATGACCCATACGACGGAATCCGTTACGTCCTTCAAGCGTGCGCACGGTACAAGGATACGAGCTTTGCCGCGGCTAGAAGATTCGACCACATGGCACGGATGGAAAAGGAATACAACGCTGGGCAGAAACGCGGTGACTTGACTGGCTTCTACCTTAAGGCGAGAGAAGCTGAAGTTACTAAGCAACCAGCGTTTAGCGTGCGCCCGAGGCGAAGATGAACGAACAAGATGAGCTTCAGAAACTACGCGATGACTTAGCACGTACTAAGGAAGTATTAGGTACACTCATCACGTGGATGGTACAGTCTGCTAATAGCCCTATTAGGGGCGATGAAGCGGAACGGCTCATTAGGAAGCTAATCAATGATTAACATATGGTGGGCGTTGTTGAGATTCCTTAAGGTGGTCTTTGTCCCACCTAAGTTCACTGAGCTTGAGGAATACTTAACACGTCAAGTCTCTCATCTAGAAGCGGAACTCAATCGGGAACGTGAACGCTATGAAACATTATCTAACAAGGTAATGTTCCCCGAGCACATCGAAGTTGTTCAAGTTCCACAAGGTCCGCATACATTAGATGCGCAGGTCAGCAAGGAAGTTGCTGAACGTAAACGCTTAGAGAACGCAAGCAAACAGCGATGGCTTGAGCACGTATCTCGCCAAGAAGCGAGAGCAACCGAGTTAATGGAACTCGATGCGGTTCGTGCAAAGGACGCACGTAATGAAACAGCAGGTGGATAATCGTCCTAATGGTCTGCCCGTTAAGCGTAAGAAAAAGAAGACACGCGAAGCGGAAAAGGCAGCCAAAGGAAAGATGACAGCGGCAGCATCTAAAGAGATGTCGAAACTTAAGATGCCTGTTGAATCGATTCTTGGGCGAGCGTCCAAGAAATCATTACGTAAGCCCGGAGTATTTACCAAAGGAGCCTAACGTGCCCGACGTGAATGACATCGTTGCAGTGGAAGCGCATCGTCAGTTACTTGAAGTAAAGGCTGGCGCAAGCATTCGTGCAGTCAAGGCGCAGCCGTCAATCTGGAAGGAAATCGCTAAGCGTTACGTTGAGGAAGACCAGCCTGACGCATACGATGAGTTTACGGAAAAGCTGAAGACGACGAAGATGCCACTTCGTAACTTCGGTGCAACGCTTCAGGACGTAGCCGATGCCAGCGAACCGGAAGTGAAGCCATTGACGGCGGAAGAAGAAGCTGCCGAAATGGAACGCCTGTTGGCCGAGAGTATCGAAAACGAACTCAAGGTGACGCGAACTGGTAACGGTGCGCCAAAGGTTGATGAATCCGGTAACGTTGTTCCTCCGATTCAGACTGACCCTCAGAGTTCAGCAACAACCGAAAAGAAGAAGGTTGCACCGCCGGTTGCAGCGCAGCAGCCAGTCGTTGTTGTTAAGGACGACAAGAAGGATAAGTAATCATGGCCGACGATTCTCGGGACGATGTGAAGGATGAAGTTGAGGAAGAACTCGGGAAGAACATCCTGAACATCGCCCGAGGATTCGAGCGAGAACATGAGCTTATTCGTGATGACCACTTGCTCTTAAAGAAGAAAGGTGAATACTTCTTCCGTGGTTATCAGAGACTTTACTACGATTACCAGGCCCGTGATTATAGGGCCTTCCACGAATCCCCAGACTACGAATCCACTGACGACGAACCGAATCGCGTTTATAATGTCTATCGAGCACATGGTGAAGCAGTTATTGCAGCACTCACCATCGAAGTCCCCGGAGTAAATTTCCTTCCGGACGATGCGAAGAACGCGAACGACATTGATACGGCACGGAATTATTCTGCCGCAGCGATGTTGATTCAGCGTCACAACGATGTGGAGTTGCTGTATTCTTATGCGGTATATCTTGCATGGGTGTCACCACTCGTCGCCGCTTACCATTACCTCGATACTGACAAAGAATACGGAACCATCAGCGAACCAGAATACAAGGAAGGCACCGAAACCCACATCGAATGGACATGCGGACGATGCGGTGCAGTCCTCAGCGAAAACGATGAAGTCTGTCCCGAGTGCTCCAGCGAAGACATTAAGAAAGAAGAAACCGAAGAAAAGGTTTCAGTCTTCAAAGGGATGAAGGATACACCAAAGAGTCGTATCAAGATTAAGGTGTACGGTGTTGACCATGTGAAGGTTAGCCCATACGCCAGAACGCAGAAGGATACGCCTTACTTAATCTTAGAATTCGATGAGCACATCACGGAAGCCCGTGCGCGCACAGGTCGAAATATCTCGGGACACACCGACCAGAATAGTTACGAGAGATATTCCCGTGACCCCCAGGGCTACGAGAACGACGATGCAAATCGAGTCACTACTCAGTGCGTATGGCTCAGGCCATGTGCGTATTATTATGAGTCAGTCGAGATTGGTAAAGCTCTTGAAAAAGAATTCCCCGATGGCGTCTACGCAGAAATCGTTGGCGAAGAAGTCATCGAAGTCCGCAACGAAAACTTAGATGACGTGTGGACAATTTGGGAATCACCGGTAAGTTCGCACTTGCACATGAATCCTATTGGTCAGCCGTTGTTTGACCCACAGGAAGTGCAGAATGATATCGTCAATCTGACGGTGGATACGATGGGACAGGCGATTCCAGAAACATTCGCCGACCCGTCAGTCTTAGATTTCGACCAGTATTCAAAGACTCGACGCAAGCCGGGAATGGTTACGCAAGCTAAGGCGCTTGCGGGTAGAGCAATGGGCGAGGGGTTTTTCACCACTCGCACAGCTACCATGTCTCAGGAGATTGATAAGTTC